CGGGCCGTGGGCCCTGGATCGCCTTGGCCTCGGCTGCGGTCACTGGCTGGTACTTCGGGGCCATGGTCAGTCCTCCTCAAGCTCTGCGCCGAGGTGCCGATGGAGCTTCTCGGCTAGGTCGTCGTGCTTGTCGTCGAGGCCGTCGATGCGGTGGCCGAGGCCGTCGACTTTGCCGCCGAGCTCGCCGACGCTGCGCACAACCTCGCCCATCATTTGCTGGCTCTGGCCGTGCTGCTCTGTGTTCTCTGCGGCCTGCTGTTCGGCGATCTTGCGCGTGCGGCTGGTCATGGCGGCCGAGATGGCTGCGGGCACTCCGGCGAGGATGCCAAAGATGCCGGCCACGACGGCGATGGTCAGGCCCTCGCTCATGTCGGAACGTCTCCGAGGATGGCGAGGGCCGTGGGCTTCACGTCCTCAATGGTCGTGGCGTCGACAATGGCCTGCGCGAGCAGCAGCAGTGGGTCGGGCGTGGGTGCCTGTGGTCCGGCGTGGGCGGCGACGACAGCACCGAGGGCCGTCTCGTCTTGGGCGTCCGGCGTGTAGACCGCCACGAGGCCGCCGACGTCGTTGGCGGCAATGACGGTTGCGTCGACGGCGCGCAGTTCGTCGGCCAGGCGGCCCCAGTCGACCGGGCCGGGGGACGGGTACAGGACTCGGATCATGCGGCCACCTTGGTCACGGACAGCGAGGTCAGGGTGTAGTTCTGCGTCGTGTTCGACGTGGCCGTCACGAGCACGTCGAGGGCGAGCGAGCCGGAGCTGATCGTCTCGGCGGCCGTGCCGGTGGCGGCCGAGGCGACGCCGGTGGAGCCGGCGCTGGCGGTGTTGAACACGAGGGTCATCTCGGCCGACTGCGACGTGGTCGACAGGACACGGATGACGGCGTGCAGGTGGGTCTGGCGGCTGGTGGCCGACGCCGTGATGGCGGGCGTCGTCGACAGGATCGTCGTGGCGCCGATCTTGACGGCGAACGTGACGTTGCGGGAGGCACCCGAGTTCTGCGTGAAGTTGATGCCTGCGTCCACGATCAGCACGTCACCGGCGGCGCAGGCGGGCAGCGTCACCGTCGAGGTCAGCAGCGACGTGGCTGCTGACGGCTCGTTGACCTGGGAGCCTGCGCCCTGGCCGCCGACGGCCTTGGTCGACAGTCGGGCCGACGCCACGGTGCCGGTCGACAGGTCCGAGGCCGAGCCGGACGTGGCGACCGTGGCAAGGCCGTTGATCTTGCTGGTGGCGATGGCGGCCGAGGCGCTGATGTCGGCGTTGACGATGGTGCCGTCGACGATCTTGGCGCTCGTCACGCTGTTGTCGGTGGGCGTCCTGGTGTCGGACAGGCGGCTGTCGTCGCCCGCTGCGACGGTGCCGGCGGCCGTGCCGACGTTGAGGGCGGCGGCGCCGCCGAGCGTCGGACGGCCGGACAGGTCGGCGTAGGCGCCAGTAGTGGCGACGGCGGCGAGGCTGGGGCGGCCGGTCAGGTCCGTGTAGGCGCCGGTGGTGGCGACGGCGGCAAGGCCGGTGATGGTGGTCGCTGCCTGGGTGCCGGTGTGGTTGGCCCGGGCGAGCAGCGTGGCGTCGCTCGAGTTGGCCGTGGCGCCGGTGGCGACGCCTGCGAGCTTGGTGGCTTGCGCCGAGGTCATGTAGCCGTCGACGGCGGTCGTGGCGGCCGGGATGGACAGCACGACGCTGCTGGTCCCGGTTGAGGTCAGCGGCGCCGACCCGGAGACGCTGTTGACAGTGCCGCCGGTGGCCGAGATGGTGACCTGCTGGTTGTCGCCAGAGGGCGTGAGCGTGACGTTGGTGCCGGCGATCAGGTCGTCGACGCCGATGCTTCCGCCGGCGCTCGGTACGGGCCCGAGCGACCCGGTGCCCCACAGGGTGCCCGACCCGGTGACCGACAGCAGCGTCACCTCGACCTGTCGTCCGTCACGCAGCGCGATGGTCTGGTCGGTGCCGTTGAACAGGTAGCCGCTGGTTCCAGCGTTGAGCGTGACGGTGCTGCCGGACGAGTTGGAGAACGTCCACGGCCTACCGAGGTAGGACGACGGCGTCGTGGCTGGCATTGTGAAGGTGGAGCCGCCGACCACGATGAACAGCCGAGGTGCCCCGGACAACGTCGTCGAGCTGCTCAACACGTTGGCCGTTTTGGACAGCAGGTACTGCGTGTGGTCGTCGCCGGTGGTCAGTCCGGTAAGGGCCGAGTGGGCTGTAACTCCACCACCACCGCCACCGCCCGAGACGGCGTTGACGACGATCTTGACAGCGGCCTTTGACGCGACGTTTACCTGAGCGCTCATCGGGTCACCCGCAGCTGTGGCACGACCTTGCCGGACACGAACGTGACGACCGTGGAGCTCTTGGTGCCGACGATCGAGTAGACGATCGTGTCGCCGCCCGTCCACGCTCCGGTGGTCGCCGCCGAAACCTGCGCGTTGAGCGCCAGCACCGTCGACGTTGACGAATCGGTGAACGAGAACGTGCCGACCGTGCTTGAGGAGTCGGCGGTGGCGCGCACCTGGCCGGTCCACGTCCAGCCGGTCCAGGTGTAGTCAGTTGAGGTCGAGCTGAGGACCAGCTCAAGGGTGTCGCCGACCGGGCCCACGAGGTCAACCTCGGTGCCGTTCGGGATGGCTTTCCAGCTCATCGGGTGCCCTCCTAGGGTTAGTACTTGATGCGGCCGACGGACCAGCCGTTGTCGGGCGTTTTGCGAATGCTCATTACAAGCCAGCCCCAGCGTCCGCCGTTGGTCGAAGAAAACGTCGGCAAAGTGGCTGGCAGCGACCCTTGATTGCCGTGCCAACCGCCGCCGTAAGTGAACTGGCTGTTGCCGAACACTTCGGTCCACCCGTTGAGCGACGACCCGGTCGGGTAGTAGTCGGGTCCCGACTGCGCACCGCCGGAACCGGCTTCGCTGCCATAGATGTAGCCAGCCACATACACGTTGCTTGTCGTGGCTGCGTTGAGCGTTGGCGTGACCGTGTACGGGCTTGACGTGGTCGCAGTCAGCGTCTCAAACTGCATTGAGTCGACGATGTCCCCCCGCACCGAGAAGGCCGTGGCTCGTCCGTTGACTGCTGCTGAGACCGTGAACGTCGGCGCAAAGTCGGCCCAGGTTGACGAGGGCGCCAGCCCGTAGTGCCAGACCTGAAACCGTCCAATCCATGTTGACTGGTAAATCAGCGTCCACCCGGCCGATGCCGTGCAGGTCACGGTCGAATCTTGCAGCTCAACGATGGCGTACACGTCGTCGCCAGTGTCGGTGTAGGTCAACGGGTTGTACGGGTACGAGCCGCCCTGTCCGGGCTGGTACGCGAGGCTCGTCAAGCTGATGCTGCCGGACTGGAAATCCCAGAAGTTACGGCCACCAACCAGCAGCAGTCCGGTGGACGCCACGTCAGTAGCCCGGTCCGCCGACCATCTGTACGTTCAGGTTCTTCGCACCCGTCCCTGCTGCGGTCGTCTCGACGGTCAGGTAGTCGAACTGCGTGAGCGACAGGTCCACCGGCAGGGCCGTGTTGTGATATTTGCCCGAAGTCAGCGACAGCGTCACGACCGTCGACCCGTTCTTCTTGACGACGACCGTCGTCGTCGACGAGCCCGGCGTGTCAAGCGTCGCGTCGACCTGAGTGATGCGCACCGTCTTGTCGGGCGACCAGCGCGGCGATGCCTCAACGGCAACGGTGGCCTGCGAGAAGTTCGACGGCGTAACGACCTCGACCTTGCCCGACAGGACTTGGGCGTCGAGCGGGCGCACCAGCTGCGCCTTGGGCGAGCGGCCGGCCAGGGTGCCGTCGCCGACACGTTTCAGCCACAGCTTGGTGCGATCGGCAAAGGCGTCGGCCTTCGTGTCGAGCTCGGGGACGAACGTGGCGTATCCCTCATCGTCAATGCCTGCGGTGATGCTCACCACCCGGTACGTCGTCGGCGACGCGCTCAGGCTCGGAGCAGTCACTGCGTCACGGACGAACACGCCCTTGTAGGGACAGTCGGCGTCGGACAGCGGCTCGATGCCGATGGTGACGGTGCGCTGCAGCTGCGCGTACAGCTCGAGCGTCTTGGTGCCGGACTGGGCCGCCGAGTCGCCCTCTTCGAGCGACGACAACGACAGGAACGACTCGCGTCGGCCGTAGGTGGCAATTGAGGCCGAGTCGGTGGCCGACTTGTAGCCCTTGGCGTAGCGCACCAGGACGGCGTTGAGGATCGTCATCGCCTAGCCCTTCTCGGTGTGCACGAGCTCGGTCAGGTTCGTCCCGGCCGCATAGGTCGCAGCCGAAGTGCGCGAGCCACCCTTGACGTAGGCGTTCAGCTGCAGGTTGACTGGGTCGACGGTCACGTCGAAGTACGCCTCGCCGAGCTGGCGGATGATTGACAGCAGGTCGGCACCGATCTGGAACGTCTCGGACAGCATGTACGGCCACGGGTCGCCGGCCGAGTCGGTTTCGGCGTCGAACGAGATGGTCCAGCCGGTCATTGACCCTCGGGCGAGCGCCTCGAGCAGCAGCTCGTAGATGGCTGCGCCGGCGGTGCGGCCGGGCACGACCGTCGGGTAGTCCAGGCACTGCCAGGTCGAGTCGGTCTTGAAGACCGACGACCCGGCGTCGAGGACGCCGTCGGTCGGCAGCTGGTGCGCCGACAGTGCGACCATGCCCCGGTACAGACCGTTGGGGCTCGTCGGGTAGACCTCGGCCTCGATGCCGATGGCGTGGTACCCGGCCGAGATCGGCACGACGGTGCGGTAGCACTCCTCAAAGTTGAACGCCGGGTACTGCTCGGTCTCCATGACGACGATGCCGTCGACGTACAGGGTGGCCCGGTTGTCGGCCGCCAGGTACATGACCAGGTCCATGTCGGACGGGGCGTTGTAGACGTAGATGAAGTAGCAGGTACCCGACGGGGTCACGTTGCCGTAGTTCTTCGTCCACAGCCAGCAGGCCGTCGACGGTGACGGCCAGCCCTTCGGCGGGTACCACGGGACGTAGAGCGGCGGGTCGCCCTCGATGCGGGTGGCGATGGCGTCGTGACGCACAAAGGCGTAGGGCCAGCCCAGCAGGTACGGGTTCTCGCTGAAGCACCAGTTGAAGGGCCGCACGTCGCTCGAGGGCTTCTTGTCGATGCCACCCTTCGGGTAGACGACAGCGTCCTCCCAGCGGGCCAGCAGGCCACGGCCGGACAGTTGGACGACCTGGTCGACCTCTTCGCCCCGGGCAACGATGCGCAGCTCGCGCTGCTCGATCACGCCGGCGAAAGCGGGCTGGCCGTCGACGAGGAACCGCACGACGGTGCCGTAGGTCGCAGACGACAGCGCTGCGTCGTCGGTGCCGATCGACAGCGACCAGGTGCCGCAGTCGTTCAGCACTTCCTGCCAGCGGTGCTCAAAGGCGTAGGGCAGGGTTGCGAGGCGCGTCGAGTTGGCGGCGTTGTACAGCTCGGCGGTGATCGTCGCAGCCACGTCAGGACGTCCTTGGGCCGCGCTGGACCTTGGCCTTGCGGGCAATGGTGCTGAGCACCAGCGTCAGGTTCGCCGGGTTGATGGCGGGCGCCTGTGGCGTTGCGGTCTGGGTGATGACCGGCAGCGTCACTGTGACGTCGGCCATCAGATGGTGAACCAGCCCGACGCAGCGACGGTGATGGTAATGTTGCCGCCCGAAGTCACGATCGAGATGGCCGACGACGAAGCGTTCGTGTCGTACCAGGCAATGAGTGGCGACGTGGAGTCGGTGCCAGTGTCCTTGTAGAGCCACAGGCCGGTCACTGTCGAGCCCGAGGCCACTGCGGTGAACACCGGGTCGGCAGAGTCAAAGGCGCCGCCAGTGGTCGTCTTGGACGCCAGCGTGGCGGTCGCCACCCGGTAGCCGGCGCTGACGTCGTCAAGGTAGTCGTGGGCGCTCGAGTAGGTGTACGTCTTGGTGAGCACCGCCTTGATGGTGTCGGTGCCGAAAGCGATGGACCCGTCGAGGAACAGCTTGCGTGCGGATGCCTGGACTGCGTTCGCCATGTCAGACGATCCTTCCGGTGGGGATTGACAGCTCGAGCACGGCCTTCGCCCAGCTGCCGTCGAGCGACAGGTCGCCGAGCTCAAGGCCGAGGACGTGCACCGGCTCGGTGCGGGTGGTGCTGTCCGGCATGGTCAGCACAGCTGAGCGGGTGCCGTCGGTGGCACCGGTCGGGACGACCACGTTGGCAATCAGGTAGTCGACGTTGGCCTGCAAGCCCTCAAACCTGTCGGCGACCGATGCGCCGGTACGGTCGTGGGTGCCCGAGATCAGCATCTGCAGGCTGCGGGTCGTGACCGTCGCCCGACGCTGGTAGGCAACGACGCCGGCGCTGCCGGGGATGAGGCGGTCGGAGCCCCGGACGTTGGCGGGCTGCCACAGCTCGTAGAGGTTGAGCACCGTCCAGGCCGAGCAGTTCATGGCGATGCCGCCGATGGTGAGGTCGCCAGCGGCTGCGTTGTACGTCAGCTTCGGCATCTCAGCGTCCGATCAGGTAGGCGGCGTCGCGCTGCTTGCGGACGATCTCTGTGGCCGTCTGGCGAGGGTTGGCGGACTCGTAGACGTTGATCGTGCCACCGCCGCCACCGCTCGTGAGAAGTTGCTGAACGCCTGCAACGAGGGCTCTTGACTCACCTGAGTTCATAACGAATCCAGAGCTGCGGGGAATGAACATTTCAGGGCCGAGCTCGTTGACTTTGTAGTCAACGCCCGTAGCCACGGGTCCGCCGACTGCGCGACCTGGTGGCAAAGATGCTGACGGCGGCGAAGGAGCTTCACCGGCAGGCGCACCTACGCGTCGACCAGACTTGTCACGCCGATTGCCCGAAGTGCTGCCTGACGAGTTTGCCGGGGTGACGGTCACGGTGTAGCTGCCCGGAGTTCCCGCTGCTGGCGCAACCGGCACGTTGATGGGGTGACTTGCCGCCCAGACCTCAAAGAATTTTTGCGCTCCGGCAAAATCGCCTTGAGCGATTGCGGCTTTGATAAAGGCAGTCGCAGCCGGGTCGTTTCCAAGCTCCGTCGTAAAGAGGTCCAACTCAAGCTTGAGCCGGTCAAGGGACGCCTGATCCTTGGCAAACTTGACGGCAACGGTGATCGACTCGTCGTCTAGGCCGGCGAGCTTGATGAAGTTTGGAATGTCGGCAGGGTTCACGCCGGCGTTTTGCAAGGCCGTGGTCAGGATTGCCCGGTACTTTTCAGCCAGTGCGGGAACCAGGTCTGCACCACCAGCGCCGATGACCTGCTGGAAATAGGTCTGCGCTGCGTCGCCGTACTGGATCAGCGCGTCAACTGCCTTGCCAGCACCTTCGCTGATTTTCGTGGGGTCAAGCGCCACGTCAAATGACGGCAACGCCGTCAGGTCGCCATTCAATGTGCGCACCGAGTCAGCAAGTTTGACTACGGACCCGGCGATGTTGTCAATGGACGTAGAGCGCTCAATCTGGTCACCAAACGCCTTGGCGCCAGCCTGCGCTGCGTCGTAGGACGACGTAAGAAGACTCAGCTTGTCGTTGTAGTCCTTGATTGACTGCTTGACGCCGTCAACGGTTGCCGATTCCCGGTCAAGAGCTTCAACGGCGTCCTGTGTTGCCCGCTTCTGCTCGCGTTCGGCAACGACTGACGCTTTCAGGGCGTCGCGACGTTCGCGCACAGCTTTTTCGTTTTTGGCGATGAAGTCAGCGTTGGTTTTGTACTGAGACGAATTCTCGTCAAGCTCGGAGTTCTGCTTTTTGAGACCGTCAATGACTTTCTGAGCAGCCTCGGGGCCGACGGTGTCAAGCAGGTCGGAAAACGCCTTTTGCGCGTCCTCGATCTCGACGTTGACCTTGCCGAGTTTGATGTTGTCGCCCCAGCTGGTGATGAGGTGCCCCCAGGTGAGGGCGTCGTCGTTGGCCTTGGCCAGGCTCTCAAACGCTTTGGTGATGTCGCCGCTGGTCCCAACCGCACCCTTGCGAATGCCGTCCCACGCCATTGAGAAGCGTTCCTGCATTCCGTTGGCCTCGTTGACGATGCCGAAGATCGCCTCGGTGAGGGCCGTAAACGCAACGACGCCACCGACGACGGCGGTGGCCTTGCCCAACTTGGACAGAGAGCGCGAACCGTCCTCGCCGAGAGTCACCAGGGCCGACTTGCCCGACTTGATGCTGTCGACAAATTGCATTGCCTTGCCGCCGGCGAAGGCGAAGCCTCCGGCGAGCGTGGCAGTGACGCCGCCAGCTGCCCCGATAGCACCAACGCTGTTCCCGATGGCCGGGTTGAGCTTGTTGAGCGCCCCGACAAAGTTCGCTGCGTCGCCGGCAAGGCCGCCCAGCACCGACGCCGCACCCTTGCCAACCGACTCGCCGAGGTCGCCCAAGTTGTTCTTCAAGATGGCCATCTGACCCGAGAACGTTTTGCCTTCTTCTCGAGCGAACCCGCCGACGGACCCGGCCAGCGCCTTCATCGTGGTGCCAAACCCGTCAGCTTTCAGGGTTGCCTCGTCGACATTGATGCCCAGCTTCTTCAGGGCTCCTGCGTTCCCGCCCACCGCTTTGCCTGCAATTTTCGCCGCCTGGTCAAGATCGATGCCCATTTTGCGAGACAGGTCGACGACGAGCGGCGTGATCTGCTTGACCTGGTCCTCCGTCAGGCCGAACTGCACAAGCAGCGATTCGGCGCCAGTGATGGCGTCGCCATCGGCCGCCGTGACCTTTTGCAGCCCCTGAGCAAGGTCGGTCAGGCCCTTGCCTCCATCCTTGAACGCGTTGTCTGAGTTTTTGATGGAGTTCTGCAGCTTTGTCTGCTGGATCTCGGCATCGTCGGACGCCTTTGCAAGAGCGGCCAGACCGCCAATGATTGCGACGCCGCCGAGCGCCGTCTTTGACCCGATCGACGCGAGGCGGGCAGCCGTCTTCGCCGAGCCCTTCTCAAGCTTGCTGTCAAGACGGTCGGCGGCGGCGCCGGCCTTGTCAAACTCCCTGAGTGCCCCTTTTGCATCGGCATCAATGAGGATCTGAAGTCGCTCAAGAAGTGCCACGGCCTAGCCCTTCGCCTCGTTTAGCAGCCGGAGGCTGCGGGTGGACTGACGGAGAGTCACGTCTGGGGGCCAGCCGAACTCTCTTGCGCACCAGACGACCCAGGCGTCACTGCCTCGGCCTCCGAATCCGCTTTTGGGATACCGCCCTCAAAAAGGGTCGGCAGGTCTTCTTCAACCGTCTCGAAGGTCCCCTCGAGCAGGTTGCGCATCGTGAGGTCCGCAGGCCTGACGCCCTTGAACTCGCAGCACGCTGCGTAGACGTAGCTAGCGACTCGTGCGGTCTGGATCGGGTGCGCAGCGATGCGCCACCACTCCAGCTCGCAGTCGGCTTCCAGAGTGACCACTGCCGCGAGGGGCAGGTCCGCAATACGGACCTGCCCCGCCGGCGTGGTGACAGCCCACTCCTCAGCCATCAGCCGACGTAGCTGACGGGGGTGGAGGCCGACCAGGAGCCGGACGCCTCGACCGCACCGCCGACCGAGGTCGACGTCGTGATGTCAAAGGTGGCCGTGCCGAACCAGTACTTGGTGGTAGTGCCGCTTGCCGGGTACAAGTAGAATGCGCGAGCGTTGCCGTCAGAGACGTACTTTTGCAGGTTGCCGTCCGAGTCGTAGAAGCCCGAGAACGAGCCCGACGCGTCGGCGAGACCAGCGACGTAGGTCTTGGAGCCTGCGCCGAAGCTTGTGACCTCAGTGCGGTCACGCATCTGCTGGATGTCAAACTGGTTGAGGTTGGCAACCGCAGATGCAGAACCGTTGGCTGCAGAGCTCTGGTCGACCATGAGCAGGCCGTTACGGCCGGTGATGGGAGTAGCCACGGTGGGCTCCTTCTGTGCTTGGGGTGGGTGTCACACGTCGAGCGCCTGCAGGAGGCGCTCGGCGTTCTTGGGGAACGTGCGGTCGGCCACTGCGGCCCTGGCACGCTCTGCGGCGGACTGCCGCAGGTCTGGGTTCGCCTTCGCCCAGCGGAGCAGGTCGCCCAGCTCCTCGGGGCTGTCAAACGTCGGCAGCATGGGGAACAGCTCGTCGGACTCCGGCCGGGCCTGCCTGGCGAACCAGGTGCCCGTGGCGGCCAGCTCGACCTCCCGGGGTCCGACGGCCCAGCCGTCGCTGCCGCTGTTGAGCCCGCCGTCGTCCTCGAGCCGGTACAGGTTGAACGAGGTCAGCGTGCCCTGGTAGAGGCCGACGGCGTCGGTGTTCTCGATGCACTCGTCGAGCGGGTGCACGACTTGGGCCTGCAGCTCCGGCGACGAGTCCTCCCAGTTGCCGGCGAGGACCAGGTCCAGCCCGCTCCAGTCGACACGCTCAAGGAACCGCTGCCGGGACGGGTAGCCGGTGCCGACGAACGCCACGTCGCTCTGACGGGTGCCGGGGCCGGGCCTGTGGACCTCGGGCCGATAGCAGTGCGGGCCGTAGATCACCGGGCAGTCCAGCTGCTCGCGGTAGAGCTCGATGTTGGCCGGGTCGTTCAGGACGACGGCGTCCCAGCCCCACTTGGCCTTTTCCAGCGTGCGGGTCGTCTCGTAGGGCTCCTCGGTGGCGACCAGCACCACCTTGTGGTTCCGTGCCCGCATGATCTCGACGAGCAGCGGGTACAGGTAGAACCCCGAGATGACGACGACCACGTCGGGCCACCACGAGTAGCACTCGCCCTTGATGTGGCCGGCGGCGAGGTGCATGGCCTGCACGTTGTCGTAGGGGCGGACCCACTCGCCGTCCTTGTGGACGTGCGCCGAGCCGTACCAGGACAGCAGCTTGTCGAGCTCAAACAGTCGGGTCTCGACACCGAGGGCGGCGAGACCCTCGGCCCAGCCCCGGTAGACGTCGGCGACCGAGAAGTTCGGGCCGGGTGCGACAACGAGCGCCCTCATCGGTTGTTGAAGTGGCGAATCAACGCCCGCTGCTGGGACGACTTGAACACTCGAATGGCGCCCGGCGTGCGCTGGGCGATTGAGCGCGACCAGGTCTTCTTGGCCTTGGAGCCCGGCGACTGCGCGTAGGCGGCGAAGCCGGTCGGGCTGCCGGGGATCTTGAGGTACCGGCGCCCGCTGCGACCGAGCGACGAGACACGGCCCGACAGTGCGCCAGCGCCGATCTCTGCGCCGGTAAACGCCGAGACGAAAGCTGCCTGCTTGCGCATCGCCCTGCTGGCGCCAGGAACGATCGGGTGCGGCTTGGCACCGTACTCAAGGACCTTCCACGGTCCCTGGGGACGGGCCTTGAGCTTGGCGACGGCGTTGACGTAGCCCCGGAGGTCGTACCCGGCGCCGACCTGCAGCGCCTTGCGGTCGCCGACCTTGCCCTTGGAGTCCTTGCCCCAGCGGGAGAACGACCGCTTCGGCGACGGGTTGCGGGTGTCGAGGTCGCGCTCGGCGGCGTCGAGGACGGCGTCCTTGTACTGCATGGCGGCCGCCGAGGTCGCCTGGCGGTTCGCCCGACCCATCTCTTTGGAGTAACCCGCGATCTGCTTTGACAGGTCTTTGAGGTCCTTGGCCATCAGCCGTAGACCTCGACGCCGAGCGTGATCGCCCAGTACCCGGACTCGCCGACGGTCAGCTCGCGCAGACCTTCGACGCTGGTGACGATCGTGTCCGAGACACGGCCGCCGAGGGTCCGGTCGGCCTCAAGGGCGGTCTGCACGCTGCGGGAGTCGGACGGCTCCACAAGGCGGAGCAAGTCGTCGAACAGCTGCACCTGGCGGGCCGAGACGACGACGGTGAGCTCGACGCTGAACTTGCGAGCGGTGGCACCGAACTGGATGTGCGGCTCAAAGCTGAAGCCGGTGACGAGCACGGCCGGAGCGACGACCTCCATCGGCGGCACCCGGTAGACCTTCACCCCGGGGCAGCCGGCCGACAGCGCCGTCTCGATGCCCTCGAGCACCTCGGCGTTGGTGGCGGCCATCAGCCGATACCGGGCGACAGCATCTTGTACGGCTGCAGCATGGCGTCGATGTCTGGGTC